GTTCTCTGTTGGTTCGTCGAACTCATTTTGATCCATGCTAGACCCCGCTTATTACGTCCATAGGTTGCCAAGAATCTTCGTCATCTTGCTCAAAGTAAGATGTCACTGCCAGTTGATCAATGTAGCTCAATGCGTCTGGAAGATCATCGTGTACCCCTTGGCTCGGAAACATTAGAAGCTGGTCAGTAAAGTCTGCCCAGTCTTCTTCGCTGTTCAGGATGACTCGGCCATGCTCGAATCTACCTTGAAGCGACCAGATGATTCTATCTGTTTTCTTACGATTGCCGTGGGTTAAATCGACAATGTGGCTGTAGACATTGTTTTTTCTCATCAAATCACTCAGGTAAGGTAGAACAGCGTTCTTGAGCGCCCCCCTCTCAATGCCGATAGATAAAGGTCTGTATTCCCGCATCGCCATCAGAATCTTGGAGGCCGTCTCGCGGATATCCCAGCGCCCGTGTTCAATCTCTTTTACAAACCACTTACCATCTTCCGTTACCTTAACCACCGCTATAGCCGACTCATCTAACCTTTTCTTAGCATTTGCAGCTTGTTTAGCAACCTCCTCGAATCCGGCCAAGTCTACGGCAACGAAGTAACTTCCGTGTTCAGGCTCAACCCCGTATTTGATCCACTCTTCTTTAAAGACATCAGCGCCAGCGTTGCTAAAGGACGCCATGTATTCTTGCTTGAACGAGAAGGAGGATAGGGTTTTCTTTGCGCTTTCAATCTCCGTTGGGTCGATCAGGGGGTTGTCAGCAGTGGTGAAGTGCCAGGATTTCCAATCCTCGTCCTTTTCTGCTTGCCCCAAGTTGTACAGGTCATAGAACCAATTCCGGCCTTTGGGAGTGCCGATAAACATAGCCCGACCCTTCCTATCGGACAGAGAAGCACGGATAACTTGTTCCCATGCCTCGGGCTTTATGTCGGCCACCTCGTCCAGAACCGCGTAGGTCAATGAGACTCCACGTAAGGTATCTGGTCTATCTGCGCCACGGACGTAGATTCTCGCCCCGTTGATCAGGGTGATGTCTAGGTTGTTGACATGGCTAGACTGGATGACCTCTCTGCCCAAGTCTAGAAGCAAGTCCCAGATGATCTGCCGAGACTGTCCCATCGTCGGTGAGACGTACAGCACCGCCGAGCCTTGTGGACAGCGTAGACCCTCAATGATTAGCGTAGTAGCCGCTAGTCTGCTCTTGCCACACCGCCGTCCGGCTGCAATCACTTTAAACCGAGTCGGGTCTGTATAGACCTCTTGTTGCCAAGGAAGCAGTGAGAAGTTGAGATCAGACATCCGTAATATCCTCTACAAGCTGCGGAGGTGCTCCCAACCCCGTGATGTTGATCGTAACAGCAGACCTCTGAGACTTGTCCTTCTCAAACATAGACATAGGCAACGTCCTGTCAAGACACATCTTCAACGCAGCCATCTGACCAGGATGATCATCATTGAGCGCAATCTCAATCACCTTCTCAGCAACATCCTTACCACCAGAACGAATCATCAACTCCTTCAACTCCCTCAGACGCTGTGTATCAGTCTTAGGTAAAACCGCAGGAGGATTCTCCGCATACCGCTGTATCGTCATCTTGATCGGACGGCCACGCTTCTTCTTTTCCATATTCGCCTTTTTAAGAGGGGAGGATGCTCCTACAAATATTACAACACAACCCGACCCCTCCCCCCCCATGTTAGTGAGCGCACACTTCTAAGTTAGTGACCGCTAACATCCAGGCGAAGTGAGTGCTCACACCAAAGTTAGTGACCGCTCACATATAAGTTAGTGCTCACTTACATCCAGTCAGTGCTTACATCTAAGTTAGTGAGTGCTCACTTCTGTAACCAGGTCAGTGGGCGCTAACATACATGCCAGGTGAGTGAGTGCTGACTTCGATGTTAGTGGACGCTGACATCAGGCTAAGTTAGTGGCTGCTGACGTTAGTGCTTGCTAACCTGGCTAAGTTAGTGAGCGCAAACATGCAAGGGGGCGATGCACCATTTCAGGGGTACTTGCGTTTTTCATCCACCTATACAGATTTTCCGGAATAACGCACCGACTCAAAACTTTGCTCCGGCCTGTAGCCTTGTCCATGTACATGCGCGTACAGCTCTAACAGCTTATGCCATCCCTTAGATAAGTCACCCTGTCCGGCTGTCAAGATGATCTGTCTCTCTGCATCGTTTAATGTTCGATCAAGTCGTTTCGTGTCGATTTTGCAGGGTCTGCCATTCATAGCTTAATCCTATCGAAAATCCAAATTGTATAGAAATAATTGCCTTGCATCTTGTGCAGGTGGCTATACACTACCTACATAGCAACAACGCTATGCATGCCCGAAAGGGTCTTTTAAAGGAAACCCATGATATTCGCATTCATTCCTAAAGCCGCATACAAAATCGGCCAAGTGATCCAAGTACACGGCGCACCTATGCGCGTGGAAAGCTACACACATACAGGCCGCAATGTGACGGCTGTCACTCTACCCGATGCACCACGCTTTAAACGCATTGTTTGCATTTGCACTGACATGCCAGCGATTGAGGGGGTGACAGCATGAAATGGATTGTGATCGAAAAGAACAACCGCCTAGCGGTTCACGCTGTTTGCGATTCGTTAGAGCGAGCGCAACATTGGATTGACACCAAAGCCCCTGAATACGCCCGTAAGGGCTATTTCATGGACAAAACACTCACCGCCGATAGTTTCACAATAAAGGCTAAACCATGAACAGCACGCAAAAAATTGTAACATACAACGGGTGGTCAAACTACGAAACTTGGCGCATCCACTTAGAAATCTTTGACGGGCTGGATTTAGATTTGGACGGCTATTTTGTTGAGGGTGAAGAACCCGACGCTTACGTCTTAAAAGAGGAATTGCAACAAATAGCCGAAGACGCGGTCTTTGAAGACATGGGCTATGACGAGCGCCGCCCGTCTAGCTTGATGGAGGATTACGCCCGTGCATTCCTGCAAGACGTCAATTATTACGAAATAGCCCAACATTTACTCAAAGACTACGCCGAGGAATTGAAGTCATGAAAATCGAACTTAAAAATATCAAACATTCAGAGTTTGCATCTCAAGAAACGCATTGCTTTCAAGCCACGATTTATATCGATGGCAAGAAAGTTGGCACAGTCGAGAATCACGGGCATGGGGGTTGCGACTCTGTACACCCTCACCAAGTGGCACAAAAGATCGACGACTATGCAAAAACATTGCCAAAGACTGTCTGCGACTTCATAGACCCCGAAACCGGCAAACCAGCCGAAATTGAGCAATGTCACGAAACCATTTTTGGCGAGATCGTCAACACTTGGCTAGTCGCCAAAGACTTAAAACGCGCCATGTCTAAGCGTGTTTTGTATTTGAAAGATGGAGGGGTCTACCAAAGCAAGGCGATGGCCTCTGATGCCCTAAAACTCTACTTAAGCGAACCCAAACTTGGTACGCAATGCCAAGACAAAACAATTTTGAACCTTTTGCCTTTTGACCAAGCCTTGACCATTTACAGAGGAGCGACAGCATGAAAAACGACATACGGGATAACGGCATTCTTGATTTGATCCTCGCGCTAGCCATTGCCGGCGGCGGCCTGATTCTGGCGCTGGCGTATTTCGACGTTCTCATTAAATAAGGGGCTAAACATGCCAAAAATTAGCGTTACCTCCAAACTTGACGGAATCCGCTCGTGGTCTTTGCAAGCCCTTGACACATGCCCGGGGTCTATTGCCTCGCCTGGTGTGCTGGTTGATGCCTGTCGCGGTTGCTATGCAACAACAGGAAATTACCGCTTTGCTAATGTCAAGGCGCCGCGCGAATTCAATCGCACCGATTGGGAGCGTTTCCAATGGGTTGACGACATGGTGCAGGAATTAGAACGGGATCGGTATTTTCGCTGGTTTGATTCTGGCGACATGTACAGCCTAGCGCTAGCGGAAAAAATGCTCGAGGTAATGATCCGCACACCATGGTGTAAGCATTGGTTACCTACGCGCATGCACAAGTTTCCAAAATTCGCGTTAGTACTGCGCGAAATGCAAGCATTGGACAATGTCGTGGTGCGGCCGTCGTCTGATTCCATTGTCGGGGTTTTTACGCCAGAATTGCACGGATCGGTCATTGTGCCGGATTCTAGGGTTAACCCTGACATGGTCACATTGTGCCGCGCATACGAAAACGACGGGAAATGCTCTGGCTGTCGCGCCTGTTATGACAAAAACGTACCGGTTATCGCATACCCTGCACATGGCAAAACAATGGCAAAAGTGATCCGCATTGCAATAGCGGCCTGATTTTCAGTGCATGCGGCCGTCAATGGCTGCATGTGCGGACAATTCTGTCCTTTTTCGCCCTCACGGGTCTTTTTAAAGGTTAGCCATATGAACTTAATTTTTAACGGCAAAAAAACCATTGCTTATGACGTTTTAATCCAAGGCACTGCACCCAGTGGCGCGGTTGTCGTCCGTAAACGTGGAGGCTGGACAGACAATAGCGTATTTCAAAACCTGGTTAAAAATGGCTGGTTAGAACTTCGCATGTCCGGCCCTCGTGGCGGTTCTCGTTATTTCACTACCGAAGCGGGTAAGGCTGCTTTACAAAAGGTTACAGCATGATCGATTTACACGTTCCATCTTATGGCCTAGTTCTGCAACTACTGAACGCGGCCTTGTCTGAGTTAACGCATGGCGAAGTTGAGGAAGCCATTGCCACTATTGAACAATCGCGCTCGCTGCTTGAAAGTTTAGGGGTTGACGCATGACCGCAGAATCTTACCCAGCTGGTTACAAAAGTAACGCCGATCAAATCAAAAAACTTTTACAGCTGCTAAAAAAAGCGCAGTATTTAGGATTGACTTTTCATATCGGCAGCGCATATATCAGCCGCGAATTTATCAACCAACAGACCGCACTGAACTCTGAAATTGACGCGGTAATTAAGGAACATGATTTATGATTTACGCGGCGATAACCCTGTTCATTCGAATATTGACAGGCAAACGATAATTCGGGGCTTCGGCCCCTTTTTTTCGCCCAAAAAAAACCCACAGCTGCAAACAGTGGGTAAAGCTGGCAACTGCTTGTCAGCCCGTATATTCTAACTCAGGCACAGGGATGCCCACAGGCCATTGCCCACTGTTTAACAGGCTTTTTACTGTCTTTATGTGCGCTTTTGTCCAGGCTTCTTGCCTTTCTGCCCTTGACATTTTCGACCCTTGATCGATCTCAAAATGACAGGTTTGGCAGAGTGCCGCGCAGTATTCGTCGCTAGCTTTGATGCTCCGGCCTTTGCCATGTTTTGCCATGTTGGAGTGCGCTGCCTGCACTTGTGACCCACTTCCGCACCGCTGACAATCAAGGCTAGCCACCAGTTTTAACAGGGGTTTGCTCCGAATGTACTGCTGTTTCATTGGTGCGCTCTGTCCTGCATCCGGTTTGTGGCTTCTCTTGTTCTAAAAATCTCAATGTCTAGTCTGGCTGCTTCCATTTCCCATTTTAAAACCTCTTCGGCCTCAATTGCTGCTGCCAAACCCTTGAGCAATTCAGTGTAACTTGGGTCTGCGTAAGCCTCGCGCTCTTGTGCGCTGGTGGTTTTTATGCCATTTTGGTGCGCTTTAGACATCAAAAGAGCCTTTTTTGTCTTTCTATATTCCTCAATGTACACCCTTTGACCCTTTGCGCGGCCATACGCCGGTGCGTTGTCTCTAATCGTTTGGGCTGCTTGTTCTGGTTTCATTTAATCTCCACAAAAACAGGATATGGCTTCTTCATTAGGGTCGAACATGTCTTTTTGCTCTTTGGTGAACTTGAGCATTTGGGCATAACTAGGTCTGTCAGTACGAAAATGCGCTCCGCTTGCCTTGTTTGCCAGCCCCAGTGCCTCAATATTTGCCCACCAAATCGCTCTTTCAGGCTTTTCTGCAATAAGGCTAAGAATTTGCGCCCCGCCTTTTAAAAAACAAAGGTCGCAATTGCCGTGCATGGTTACGCCGTTGTTGTTTGGCAGGCCCAGGTCAAAAGGTTGCACCTTCCAAAAAGCTCCGACATGTTCTTTTGTAATACCGGCCTTGCCCAAAGGGGCTTGCTTTTCCTCATGCTTTCCATAATCTTGATTGCCAATTTTTGCAAGCCGCCGCTGCTCATCCGCACGAATGCCAAGCATAGAGTCCCACTCCGTCCAGCCAATAGACTTTAAATATCGATGGATGGTGCGAACTTTAAGCTCGACAGTACAAAATCTTGAAACAGGGTTCGGGACAATGCCGCGTTTCCGAATGAGCGCCTCAAAAGGCTCACCATTGCGGCTTGCTGTCTCAAATGACACTTTCTTAAATTTTGGCTCATCGTCAATGTAGGCTAAGTATTCCAGCCAAACAATTGGGACATTCCAACGCTCTGAGCAGTCTTGGACAAAGCGCAAAGTCGCCTCGTCCTCCTTGCCAGTGTTGGCAAAACAGACAACAGCTTCAGGCGGCAAACTCATCTGATGAGCTTCAAGCACCCTCCAAAGCATGTAAGCGCTAGTGCGACCTCCGCTAAAGCTGATGCAAGTTGGCTCTGTTATTTTGAACGGGTTCATTTCAACACTCCAATCATGCGTAGGGCGGCGTCAGGGCTGTCAATTCTTGCCAAGGTACTACCAGACCAATTGTTAAAAAAATCGCCTTGTAGGGCCGTTAAACGCTTTTTAGCGTCTGTTTTGACCTCAACCAAGAATGTGTGGCCTTTGTAGCCAACCAAAAGGTCAACTGGCAGACTGATGATCCACACATAAGCACCAGCCGATCTAAGTGCGCTCACAATTTGCGCTTGGTTGGCATCAATCCTTGCTGCGTGTCTCATCTTGTTGCCTGTTGATTTCTGCAATCAAGGTATTGGCTGTAGCCTGCCCACGAATTCTCAAGATGTCGGCCTTCACTTGCAACCACCATGTTTGGGCTTTCACTTTGCCCAGTTGCTTGATCTTGTCCTTGTAGCGTTGTTTCCATTCTCGCGCTTCTGTTTGGATCATAAAGATCGCCAGTGGCGTAGAGGGCTGCGCTGATTTGTTCAAAAGTGAATCGGTGTCCTTCACGGGCTTTGTCCAAAAGTTTGTTTGCTGCTTCACAATTCATTAGATTCCCCTAGCGGCACACCTTTGCGGATAGCCGCCATTTTTGCTAAAACTTCTATGGAAGGGGCGACACAATTTCTGTCAGACTCTTCCCTTAATCGGCGTTGCGTTTCCTCGTAATCTCGATTTTTAGGAACTGTTGTTCGGGCGATGTCCGCATGCATTTGTGCAAAAGACGCCTTCGGGACAGACTGATTGCGAACCCAGTTTCGCCATGTAGCCAGCCAATCCAACTTCACACCACCAGACCCAGCCTTTGCCGTCCAGAAGTCTTTGAACGAATCAAAGGTGTTTTGCAAGTTAAGGTCAGGGCGTTGCTGTGTGCAGAAGTCTGCCCAATCCTTTGACAGCACAAAGTCTTGAGGCAAGCGCGAACCGCGCTGCTTCTTCAACAATTGGTTCTTGGTTATTGGTTCTTGGTTAGCATAGAAAACAGGTGCATCCGCATTGCGTTCGGTATGCGTTCGCATTGTTACCGCATTGCTCCACCTTGCGTTCGCACTGTTTGCGGCCTTTTCCTTCTTGCCATGAAAGTCAGCAATCTCCTTGTCGCATCGGTTGTGCCGCCATCCATCGTCTTGCAAAACAAAGAAATGGCGCAGGATCAGATGCACTGTTTTTTCATCCGAACGCATAGCAAACGCAATGCTTTCGCAATCGTTGTGCAATGGCTTTTCGTCTAGGTAGTATTTCCAGAGCATCCGCAGATAGATGCCCATCTGGTCATTGCTGAGATGCCCAGTGTCTTTTAAAAAGTCACCGATATGGTGTCGGTAGTAGTGCATTGTTTACCCTTTTACGCACCCTTAAAAGAAACTGCGGCAGGGGAGGGTGTAACCCTTTTCGACTGAGAGATCAGGCTCAGCCTAGCCGTGTTTCAAAAAAATTATAGCTTATTAAACCACTCTGGCCTAATGACCATAAGCTGATACATCCGGCCTTGTGGGAGAGCCGTCCACTGAAAGACCGCACCCCTGGTCACACCCAGCAGCCTTGCCAACTTGGACTGTGAACCGGCTAAATCAATCGCTTCTTGCTTTGTCATTGGTGGATTCTACTACACAATTAATTTGTTGTTAACAAGGGAAAACACCTACAAAAAAGACTTGACGGGTGTTTAGTGGCCTCTACAATCCACGCATGCCCCAACATTTCGTACGGGGTCTTTTTAGGAGATAGCATGAACGTAGTTTTTGACGAAATGATAGACGGCTTTCGCTTCACCGGCCTTGCTGAAAAAGAAATCGGTGAGGAAGCCACAGAGATCAGCCCTAGCTGGCCGACCTTTTACACAGTCTTTGCCCTTCACGTTGATGGGTCACACAAAGACTTTATGGACATCATCAACCCCGCAATTATTCAACGCATTGAAACAATGCTTGCGGAGGACGCATGAACGACCTAGCTTACTTTAAAGAACTGGCCTTCAAGAACGGTGGCAACGCGCAAGACCAAATTGCTTGCTATGTTGAACTGCTTGAGGCCCACATTGGAAGCCAAAACGCGGTAATTGACACATTCGTTGAAGAACTCAATCTACTTTTACTTGAACTTACACAGGAGAAATCATGAAGAACATTGCCACCGCACTTGTCAAGGCACAACAAGCCTTTGGCCCTGCCCTTAAAAGCAGTACAAACCCGCATTTCCGATCACGCTACGCTGACCTGTCAGCTTGCGTAGAGGCAGTGATTGAAGGCTTGAACGGGGCTGGCATTGCCCTTGTCCAGAGAACTAGCGAAGACCTGACAGGGGTCACAGTAGAGACTGTCTTCATTCACGAATCAGGCGAAATGCTGGAATGCGGCAAGCTGCATGTCCCAGCCAGCAAGCAAGACCCACAAGGGTATGGCAGCGCCCTGACTTACGCTCGACGCTACAGCCTCATGGCCGCTTGCGGTATCGCACCAGAAGACGATGACGGGAATGCCGGTAGCCGCCGCCCAGAGGTTAAGACACCAGACATTACTGATCACCTGTTAGCAATCGAAGGCAGTGGCAGCAGTGAGGAGTTAGCAAAGATTTACAAAGACGCACTTGATGCCTGTGAAGGCAATCAGGCACTTCAGGCCAAAGTTATTCAAGCCAAAAAAGCACGGGTTGAACGTGCCAAACAGGAGAAATCATGAGCGAAGAACAAGGCACAGAATCATGGTTTAGCGCCAGAATTGGAAAGGTGACGGCCTCACGTATTGCCGATGTACTTGCTAAGACCAAAACGGGGTACAGCGCCAGCCGCACCAATTACATGACTCAACTTGTATTGGAGCGTGTCACCCAGACCAGAGGCGAGTCTTACTCTAATGCCGCAATGCAATGGGGTACTGAGCAAGAACCATTTGCGAGGGCTGCTTACGAGTCTCATACGGGGCAGATGGTGGAGGAGGTGGGGTTTGTACCTCACCCCGACATTGAAGCCGCTGGAGCATCACCCGATGGCCTGGTGGGTGACGATGGAATGGTGGAGATTAAATGCCCGTCATCTAGCACTGCTTTGGAATGCTGGCTGTCTTATTCTCAGGGCGCAAATCCTGTTGATCCAAAATATTACGCCCAGATGCAGTGGCAGATGCGTTGCGCTGATCGCTCTTGGTGTGACTATGTTGTATTCGATCCAAGAATGCCAACGAAGGCACAGTTGTTTGTTTACAGAGTTGATCGTAATCCAGACTGGCTCAGGATCACCGAAGAAGAAGTCCTGAAGTTTTTGGCAGAAGTGGACGCCAAAGTTATCGCCCTTAAATCAATCATTGGAGAGTAAAAATGTCAAATATCTTAAATGACATCTGCGTTATTGTCGGCAAATACAAACTTGCTAATGGGGAGGAAAAATTGCGCTATCAAAAGATCGGGTCAGTTATTAAAACAGCAAAAGGCCCAATGCTAAAAATGGACTCAATCCCACTTGTTGAGGGCGGCTGGTCTGGTTGGGCATATTTGTTTGAACACAATGAGCAAACCGGCAACTTTAGTAAATCATCAAACAAAGTAGCGCAACCTTCAGGGTTTGATGATATATCGGATGACATACCATTTTGAGGTGGCTTATGAACAGCGATGATCTTTTCAAGCGTATTTTTGGCACTCATCCCAAAGAACTTGTTCGCACAAATGACCCAGATACAAGTCATGCTGCCGCTAACTCTGTTGACACTAGCCAATTAGAGTCAATGGTTTATGAAGTCATTAAAAAACACCCCAATGGTTGCATTGCTGATGATGTTGAAAGAGAACTTGCTCACCTACGCAGTCATTCAATTACGCCAAGGTTTGCTCCTTTAATGCGTAAAGGTTTTATTGTCGATACAGGAGAACGCCGCATGGCATCATCTGGCCGATCTCAACGAGTTGTTAAAGTTACGGAGACAAAATGATGCTCAAGTACCTATGGACAGAGCTAAAGCTGATGACAAAAACCGTGACGCCAGCACAGGCGATAGCGCATGAACTAATTCATGCCGAACATGATCTGTTGAGGGCTGAGACTGGCGTTGAGTACGCGCAGTCAATGGTGACGTACAACAAGAACAGGGTCAAAAGGCTGAAGGCGTACCTGGGCAAGACTGAGGAGATCGTATGACTAAAGACACAAGTGGGCCAGCGTTCCCAGCACCGGCTGGCGTGAGCCACATTACAGAACAGGGCATGACCCTGCGCGATTACTTTGCGGCGCAAGTTGCAGTTGGGGCAATGTCCGCGTATTGGAATGGGGATCGTATGAAAGACCCAACCTTTGACGATATTGCTCAGCAAGCCTACGGAATTGCAGACGCGATGCTGAAGGCGAGAAAATCATGAACAGAACATGCGATGCAGGGGGCATCTGCCCCCATACGCCACAGTGCGCCAGCTTCTGCCAATTTACGGATGGGGGGTTGGAGACTGAGACTCGCAAGGTCAAGCCGTGGCCCATCGTGCTTGATGACATACCCTTTTAAGGAATAACCATGCGGCATCCAAGAAACAGAAAAACAGACCCTTTGACCAGCTGGCAGGCGGCAGGGTCTGCAAAAGAC